AGCACCGAAATTTGTTGACCAGAAAGGCATATTTAAGGATCTCCTTTAATCTAATTTAAATAGTCTGGTGAAGAGAAAATCTCTCCTATTCTTTTAATCATCGAATGATGCGCCTGTAGACATGATGACAAAGTCAATTGCGATGAACTCGATTGCTCTTGCTGGTTTAATCATAATCTTCGCATATAGAACGTTCTGATCAATCAGATCTGGTGTGGTCGTAGTCTCATCGAGGATGAGACGATAATCCGTGATACCAAATCGAATCTTAACGTTTGCCAAAAACGGCTCAATCAGTCCAATAAACCTATTCCAGGTGGACTGAACATTTTGATCGAACAAAATTGTTGAAGCCAAGATAGAAATCTGCTTCTTCATGAAGATTACCAACCTTCGCACATTGATTCGGTCTAAAGCCGATTGACGTGATTGGAGCGTCTTCTGCCCAAAGACTACGATTCCCGTAGAGGGGAAGGATGCAATGGGGTTAATATTGGCATCATACAGCGTATCGCGGTTTTTAGATGTTAGTCTCTCAGAGATCCCAACAACCGGAATTCCGGCTGCACCTTCACTTAGTCCGCCTCGGTTGAAGCCAGCAGGTGCAAACCAAAGTTCTGACTTTCTTTCCGAACTTGCGAGAACGCCCATCATAGCTACAGTGGGAGGAATCCATACCAATTTACTGGTTGCTTCGTCTCGGCACTGGACCCATGGATAGAAAGTACAGCCATAGCTGGAGTCAATCTGTCGATTCTTAAGCGCAGTTGCCGCAGAATTAGGAGTTGTTCCAATGCGATTAGACTTGTCTGAGTAATACTGCTCAGAAGACGGAATATATACATTGGGCAAATCAATAAGTGCCATCGCATCTGCTCGTTCTTCACAGACATTGACCGCATGGGTGGTCAAGCTTTCGACAGTAAGACCCGGCGCAGTTAACAAATTCATGTTAATGAACTCGGGATCTGCGACTGTATCCATCGCACGTTTCCACGTGTTATATACATAGTCGTTGGTTTCCGTAGAGGTGCCCTCGGTCATGGCCCCATTATACATGGGATCCGGTACCCTGATATCAAACCCGTCGAAACCTCCCCACAAGGGTGCGGTGAATCTATCAACGCCAGAGGCTAAAAGGTTCTTATAAGAACCAGAAGTGTAAGATGTGCCGGCAGCGTATCCGCCAGCACCGCCATTGGTCTGACCTTGGCGAGAGCCCGATTGATAATAGAATTGCGTAGTACCAGGGTTCAGAACAATATCGTCCAGTGTAAAAATATATGAATACGGATTTACGCCGGCAACCGCCCCAGACGTAGGATCATCCGGGAATCCAGAGTATAAGAGTCGATGCGAATCTGCCGCGCTGCGGTCGGACCGTGTACTGGTCTGATCACGCGTCGTCGTATATCCAAAATACGCATTCTTAGGATCACTTAAACCACCATCAGACGAGGACACTCTCAACTGATCAGTTGGGAATGACACAGAAGCCATAATAAGATGACCGCCGGCAATTGCGATGCTAGCGTTTCCTGAGAGCATAGTAGGTCCATTTATATGTGACGGGTCTCCAGAACCACGCTGACCACCCAATCCTCCCGGAATACCTGTTGAACCCGTAACATATGCTACGCCAACATAACTGGAGCCGCTCCAGGCAGGAATAGAAGTAATTCCGGGTGCGCTCAAACCACCGATGCCTTGACCCCGTGTGGTCTTTATGTTGGTCATTCCATATACATCTGCAAACTTAGGAGGGCCGTAATAACCGAAAGGTAGAAGAACCGCATCTGTTGCGCCGGCTTCCACATCCGCATTCATTTCAACGCGAACAAACTTCGATTGATTAGAATAATCTCCGTATAGCTTAAGTCGGCGTTCTGTAGTGTCCCATGTATAATACTGATCGCCTAAGCGCCGGGCGACAAAGTTAGGCGAACCTGGATCTAATGTTAGGTTATCAAACCTTTCCATCACCACAACGTTGCTGTCAGTATCTTGTAGTTTACGTAAAATAATGGAGAACGTTCCGTAATCCGAATTAGCATTAGAGCTAGCTCGAATATTGGCGATAGATACTTTTACATTCTTATATAACCACTCTCCATGGTTTCGACCGATAAGGCGAAACAACTTTTGAGTGCTGAAGGGTTGAAATTGTGACGGTATTCCAAGATCCTGTCCAACAAACCAACCGGCGCGCGCATCGGTCATAGCTTGTCCCTTCATATTTGCAGGGCTATTCGATCCGCTCGCAATAGCTAAGACCGCTCCTTGGAGCGTAGTAGATGTAGCTAAGCCCTCCCACTTCAACTGTTGTTCAAACGATTCTCCAAGCCAATAATCTTTAGCGGAAGCGGCTGGATAAAATGCACCCTGATTTGAAGTCAATTGGGGGTTCGTATTAAACTTCTTTCGCATAAAATTATCGTTCGTGTCATCCAGACTAAACTTAATCTTTTCAACACCATTAGAGCCCGTAACAAGCATAGTGAACAAGCCGCTAGACGCCCCAATTATAGCGCCAGCAGCAGCAGTAATAGATGAGCTTGCAATGATGCCCGGGTCGTTGTGGGTACCGTATTGTAGTAGCGTTCCACTGAGATACATGGCACTTCCTGAGTTGAGATACCAAATACCTGCCAAACTACCAGTCGTAGTTTGACGGGTAGAGCCGCTGGAAAATACCCATAAACCATAAGCACCACCATTCGAATCGTTACGTTGATCGATACTGTTGACGGTCTTCCAGCCAGCTTGTCCGGCAGTAGATCCATCGTTATCCACATTCTGTGTACCCAATAGCCTCACATACGTAACAGGAGCCACATTAGACCGCAAAAATGCCTTGGCCGCGTAAGTTCCATACATAGGGGACTGATAGTTTCCATCACGATATACATCGCCTCCGCTAGCACCTCCCGGTACAGTGTCTCCAAACATCGTAACAAAATCCGAATAAGACTCTACAGTGGTCGGAAGCATCCCGGGTCCACGTGAAGAGCGTCCGATGATGACGGGTCCGATAGTTACAGCCTGTTTCGGCCGGAAGGAGTTATCAATTTCGTTGATAAACACTCCAGGAGATACAAATTTAAAATTCTTTACTGACATTATGTGGTTTCCTTATAATAAAGTACGACAATTGATAGTGCAATCATTAATTAAATAGTATTTTTGTTTTCAAAACGCTTCGTTTATGGAAGAAAAAGATTTTCATTCCCTTCAGGAACTGTTTCTTCATTGGGGAACAAATATTCTACCACATTTTCCTCGATTCGGACGATAGGACGATCATCATTTTCTCCCTCGCCGATTAAATATCCCAGTACACGAATATTAATCTCGGAACTAAATAATCTCAAATCTTCATTTAGATTGGCTACATTATTATTTTGAGCAAAACCCTGATCGATGAATGCTTCATATAAGTGTCCATTTCGCCGCATGAGGAAGGCATTTATTTGTCCGGTGCGAGCCATAAAAGGAGCAATCAAGTCATTCATTTGTTGTTGATATTCGGTTTTAATAATAATTTTGTACTCTACGTTAATATAAACAGGTATAGGAATAGAAAGAGATTGTATTACCACTTTCTTATTTACTCGTGGCATATTTTTTTGAGCTTTTCCTGAAGTGTAATTGGCAAGTCGCGTATTCCCTACCACTGCATAGTTACGGGTTTTGTCTTGTACAATTTTACGAGCAATAACCATGCGACCGGTGCGGCCGTTTTTCTTATTAGAATATATTTGCGCTTGAAAGCCTCCCTTTCGATTGGGATCTTTGGTTATGCCTGTTCTTTCCACTGATACAATAGGCAATTTTATTGCGCCGGATCCATCTCTTAAATCTTTGTCGTGTTTAACCTGATAGGCACGCTCAGGCGTTTGCCATAAAACGGGCACATTCACAAAGCCCTCATTTCCTCTAGCACTTAGATCTAAATCTTCTTTAATCCACGATACCATTGCAAAATCAATGTTTTCAATGGTAGACGCCAACATTCCTATTTCTTTTAAATTATAATTTCCAGGTGGTAGTTGTGCAAAATCAAAATTCTTAGGTAGCATCGAATAGTCCCTTCCTTGCTCTAACGCATCTAGCGGCGATTTCAAATTCTCTGTTAGCTTGTCCAAACAATAGTTTAGGCTCTGTAAGCTTTACGATTTCATAATAATAGTCGCCATATAAAACAAAATCGCCTTCACGCACATACAAATCTTGATCTTCTTCAAGCCGACGTTTATGGAAATGAACATTGATCTCCCAAGATTTATCGATCCCTACATTTTCCATATATTGTGTAGAATAGTCAGTAAATTCTACCAGAGCATAAATGCGAATAGGGGATAAAAAGCTTTTTTGAATAGCTTCTCCGTATAATTCATGGAAATCCGTCGCCTCTAGGTCGATAGGGTAATAAAGGATTTGTTGGCCAATGACCTTTTCAATAAGCTCATCATTAACTTGTTTAACCAAGTCCCTCTCTTTCTTTCCGAGAAAGAGTGGAGGAGGTGGTGCTTTATTTCGTTTCCATTCATTGTCGCCCATTCATTTGTTATCCTAGAAAAATTGGAAGTGGTGAAGACTTCAAAACATTTGCAGACGCATCGGTGATTTCTTGATCCGTCTTGGTGAGGGCGGCGTATTCCATTTCTTTCAGCATTTCAGTCAACTTATCTTTCAAATTGGCTTGCTCTTCTTTGGCTTGAGATAGTAACTCTGAATGGTTTAAGGTAACACTTTCGCCTGGAATGGGGAGAGTGGTGAATTTACCTCTAATTTGGCCCAACATCTCCTTACACACTGCTAATGCATATTTCCGGATCCATTGCTTCCCGATAGCATTAATATTCATATAAGGAAGATTGTCAAAAGGAAGTGTGTTCATGTTATTAATACCATTCACCCCGGTACGATATCCTGAGTCTTCATCCCACGAATTATCGTCTACATAAAAACGCACCCATATTCTATTGAGATCCCCAAAGTCCCAATAACTTGGGTTGGGATACAAACGTAACTTATTATTAATAATCTCATATGAGTAATGAGAGGTTCGGGTATAGATGGAATCTTCATACATAACTGCTTGTAATTTGTTCTGCCATGTAGGAATGATTTCAAATGTAGAGTCGTCTGCGAACTGTCCGTAAGTAGAGTAGTTACCTACTACTCCAACGCCCCCATAGTAGCCGTAGAATCGCCACATAGCCCGGGGAGATTGATAAAAGACCTTGGTTACTATGACTCTTTTATCTCCTACTTTTCCAGCAAACGGAACAACAGTTCCACCATCATCAACACCTGTTGAAGAAGCATCAGCAATGATACTCTGAAGATCGTAATCTTGTTTATTCTCGCCCGGCTTAAAAGATGCCGAATATTCTGGAATGGTACCTCCAAAGCCGCCTGCTGCGGCTGCTCCGTCAGCCACACGTCGAGAATATCCAATTTGAAATCTGGGAAATTTTAAGTTAACATTGGAGGGTCCTGAAGCCAATTCGCCATTGTGATTAAAAGTCCCAGTTTGTTCTCCCAACATATTCGAGAGAGCATTCTTAGATTGATGAAGATTTATAATATAAGAATATTCTAGTACTGCCTCTTCATAGGCTGCATACACATTCCCCGGGGTTAATTCAATGTCGACAACATCGCCTCCTAGCTTCTTATAAACATAGTTTACCTGTAGGGCTGCACCGGTGAGAAATGATAGTGATCCTGTATAGGTACCAAAAGGTACGGCAACAGCTACCGTGCTAGCAGAGCCTGTTGAAGGTAAAACTATCGCGCTAGTTTGCGATCTGGGGCTTAAATTAGTTGGCATGTATTCGCCCTCCTTGTGTAAATAGTTCCCTACAAAACAAAACCCCCAGACACACTGGGGGTTCTTTTAGGATCCGAAAAGGTCGCTCAAGTAGTAGGCGCCGCAGTCTTGGTGGCTGTCTTCTTGGCTTTGCGCGAGGGACGCCGTTTTCGGACGGTCTTTGCCTTTGGTTTGGCTATAGGAGCGGCCGGCGGGACTACAACAGTCTTTTCCTCTTCAAGTACAACCGGGACTGGCGCCACAGTAACCTCTACCGGTGCTTCAACTGCTTCCTCTACAATCACATTAGTGTTGGCTGCGTTTAGAAGCTGCATGCGCGGATGGCTAGAGTGCTTAGTTTTAAACTTGGCCTTAGCTGATTTCAATCGTCTTTTCTTTCCCATGGGGAATCTCCTTTGTAATATAGTAAATAGTTGTTATTCTCCAAAAAGAAAAACCCCCTCCGAAGAGGGGGTAAAATATGAAATTTTATTTGACTCAGTTATTATTTATACAGCGGTGACTGTAAACGTGGCGTTGACGACGCCAGAACCAAGTTGGGCGCCTCTCCAAGACCACCTCCACTTCCCCCCGGTATCACAATAAAATGCAATCTCAGCACCAATATTCGTTTGATTATTGGTAGCAGTCGTTGCAATCGTTATTGTGTTTTCAGTGGAGCCATCCATGGTCTTTATCTCGCCGTTGCTTGGGGAGACCGAAGTCTGTGTCCAGTCCGTCTGTGTGCAACGTGTCATGAGTTGTCCGGCCGAAACATTTGAAACAGTTAACATAATTGTTCCAGCAGCATAGTACTCACCTGACGCAGTGGTGAATGTTATATTTTGTCCACCATCTGCCTGTGCAACGAATCGATGCACAATAAGCGCTCCTGCTGTTGCAGATGGTAATACAATAGCCGAGGCTCCGGTGGAGCCGTCGACAGCATTTTCATAAACATATCCATCTGCCATCGTGAATCCGGCACGAGATTGAGTATCTGTTTTGGATGCAACTGTCAAACCGTTCCAATCTCCAGTTACAAATCTAACGTAATTGCTGTTAATTCGGTTGATATTCAGTGTGGTAGCGTTGCCCAGACTTAACTCTCTCTTCAAATTCTCAATTAATGCTTGGGTTCTCGCCAAGCCTACTCTTTTAGTTCCCATTTTTAAAACCCTCCGTTTATAATCATGTTAAAAAAACATGGGACGAGTCTTTCGACTCGCACTTATAAGTAGTCGAGTAAAACGAAAGCCCCCTTCCGAAGAAGGAGGCTTTACATTTATTTTGCTATGCTAGTTTTTTAACTAGTAGCGCC